CCACCAGAAAGAGTTGTGCCATTTGCCACCCCTGCACTCAAGCCACCAACACCAACGTAAGTTACGCCGCTTGTTGCTGCAGTTCCCCAATTTGTAGTATTTGCTGGGTGAGAAAGCCAGTGAATGTAATTTGATTGAGAAGCAATGACATCAGGATAGAATAAGCTTGATCCGTCCCAATTTTTTGCATCAGAAGAAACAGAAAGATTTTTAAATGTTTCAAGAACAGATCCGGCAGCATTTGTACCTGCAGGAGTGCCTCCGGTAGCAATTAGACCAGTCGCATCGATTACTACAACGTGAATTTCATCATTTGCCGCTCCTCTTGAAGCAGCATATTGAGATGTTCCTGGTGCAGAATCAAAGAAAGAACTATATGCCCAATTTGAAAACAAACTTGCATTACCGGCCGGAAGATATGCAACTTTAATTGAATTCCCTAGTGTACCAGCACAACGCGCAGCTACGCCTATGAAATTTGTGTTGCCCCAACCTGTATTTGATGTCGTTGTTGCTCTATAATTGTTAAACCATTGATCGTTGTTTTCAATTAATAGTCCTGTTCCATTTGCCGTTGCATTTTTTGATGATGAATTGATTGCACGAACCAGTCTAAGATTATTTCCATAAGCCAAAAAGCTTGCTGCAGTAAAAAAGGAAATAAATGAATTATTATCTGGTTTACCAAAAAATGATGCAAGAGTATTTTCGCTATCTACAGTAATTACTGTATTTGCTGGACCCCAACTAAAATCGCCGACAAAACCGCCGTTTGTTGTCGAAACTGCAGGAATTACAGTCGTTAGATCAATTTCAGTTGTAACTACGCCCGGACTCAATTGAAAAGCCATTGTTTACTCCTTTCAGAAGTAGAGAACTTTGATAAATGTATAGTATTATTTATAGAAATCAAGTTTTTCAAACTCGACTTCTCCAATCATAGTCGTAACTATCTAAAGGCGCTTTCAATTTTCTCTCTTCAAGCCATTGTCTCTCTAAATCAACAACTTCCATGTTTCTATCATTAATACCATCATCTATAATACCAAATGGCACTAAATCTTCTTGCGATATATTTAGTTGCTCTTTTTGAAGAACAGTACGAATGTCGCCGCTCAAAGACTCCCTAAAGTTTCTTTGAGCTATAAACCAAGCAAAAAGAACTAAAGTCATAGCCAAATCATCATGGCTTCCTTCTTCCGCGGCAAAAGATTCACGAGTAGCCACAAAAGTCATTAACTCCATGATAGTATCAGAATCCATTATCAATAACTTATCGCTTTCAATTAAGGTTTTCAAGTTTGAGCAACCAATTCTCTTTGTAGCCACAGATGTCTTAACACCAAATTGTATCTTCTTTGTGTGTCCAAATGACATTTGTTGACCTTGTCGAGGCTTGATTTGTATCTTGACAAGATTTTCATACTCCAATTCATGATGTAAAATGTCTGCAATTTGTTGACCAATATCGTTAATTTCAACAAGAATATATGCGTTGTTGTATAATGTTGCAGCATTAAATAGAATAGTTGGATATAGCAGAGGAGAAATTTGTTTATCTCTATATTTGGCAACTTGTCTATATGGTATACTTGTTACATCTATGATCGAAAAAGCTGAGTAATCAAGACCCTGACCTCTTGATACGTCTGCTGTAATTACATAAGTGTGATCTTTTTGAGGTTCTTCAAATATATCAAATTGCCCATCTTGTCTAATTGAATTATTGAATACAAGTGTTTTGAGTTTGGCTCCAGATATCAATGTATGAGAAGAACCGACAAATTCAGTTTCAAATTCGACTCTAAACTGATCAACGGATGTATTTCTTATTGTCTCTTCTTTCCATCTTTCATCACGACCCGGAACTTCGGACCAATGGACTTCAATCGGAACATAATTGCTTCTCTTGCTAGTTGCATCCGCCCACATACGATAGAAATGATTCAATCCGTTTGGTGTAGAAACTACAAGAACCTGAGATGTCTTACCAGAAGAAATCGTAGGATATACCGAATTGAAGAATTGATCGGCTTGATTGTTTGGAACGAACGCATATTCGTCAAGGAACAGAATGTTATATGATCCACCACGAACTGCGCTTGATGATGTTGCAGCAGCTAGAACTTTTGATCCGTTTTCAAGTTCAATGTTACCTTTGTTCCAGGTCACAATTCCTTGTTGCAACCAAATAGGTAGATTTTCATATGCAAGCTGCAGACGGCTCAATAGTTCACGAGCCGTCGATCCTTTGTTTGCAAGCATTGCAACACTTGTGTTATCACGAAATAAAATCTGATGTAAAAGATATGATATAATCGTAGTTGATTTACCAACCTGACGAGGCATTTTACACACAACGAAACGATTCTTATGAAATGTTTCAAGCATGTGTTTTTGAAATTTCCACATTTTAAAAGGAACAAGGCCTTCATCAACATTGACAATTTTTACATAATTCAATGCAAAGTAAACAGGATCTTCGGAACATTTTATGTATTCTTTAACTTGATCTTCAGTCCATTCAATCTTGACGCCTGCGCGTTTTAGATTTGGGTTAGACATATATGCAATAGTATCAGCCATCTGTCTGTTGTTCTTTATTTTGTCTTAGTAGTTTTTGAAGTTCTGCTGTTGATCCAACAAATACAGCATTTTGAACATTTACGCCGCTAGAAGACTTCGGAGTTTCTTCATTTAATTCTTTCATTTTCTTTTGAAGATCGATCAACTCCTTTGTCACTTCTGATATGTTCTTTATCATGCCAGAAACAACTTCATATGCTCTTGGACTTTCGCTCTGTTTGGCAACAAAGAGCAATTCATCAAGTGCTTCTTCACCTTTTCGAACAAGATTACGAATTGTCTGACGACTTAAATCGTAATCCGTTTGCGTATCATTTTGAGATTCTACTTGAACAGGAACTACTTCCTGTTTCCTTACTGGTTCGATATTCAATATCTCACTCAAGTTATCATCAATCTTGCTCATTATAATCCTAATGTGTTTGGAAATTCTATTATCGTTTCCGTAAATCCAAAGTCACTGTTTACGTTTGCGGTTATTGGATCAGGAACTACTGTACCAATAACTAATTTGACATTTGAAACATAAGAACTTGCAACATTCCATGTTGCTCCTGTTGATGCACCTATCACATCTACATTTTTTGTAAATGCACCAAATCCGTTTTTCGATCCATAAACATCTTTTATGTATAACTTTTTATTAAGTGTATCGTGTTCGACAACTTCTGCCTTTGCATCTGGGAATTCATAAGATCCGCCTTGCCAAATTAATTCGCCAACTTTGTATGTATTAAATCCTCCATTTTGTAAATCAAGAACAAATATATCTTCTCCACCTGAATTACCGCTAGTAAATGATCCATATATGTTTGTATTTGCTTTTGTAATAATTTTTGAATCTGTAATTGGACCAAATATCATTGCCTTAACTGTAAATAGCAAATCAAAAATGACAACACGAGTAGCATCATCATCATGAGAACTTTCATAGTCAACTGTATATCCTACTGAATTCAATATAATAGGAACATCTCTTTTTATTCCCATAGCACTAACTAAATCCAGAGTTAACGTATAATCCGGATTAAAAATTGGCAATATTTGCTCTACTATCTGCCATCCATCTTCAATGTTACGAACATATATTGAAAGACTAAAATCGTAATTATATGGAACACCCATATATTGAGTTTTTTGTGTCGTGCTTGTAGCCGTTGTAAGATTTGTATTTCTTATCAAGCTATTTTGCTTTCTTATAGGATCGTACTCAACCGCGACAATTTCAAAAGACATTCTAGGCAATGTAACCTGAATGCTTTTTAGTAGATTTGGATCACCCTTTATACGATTATAAAATTTCTCTTTCTGTGCATATACTATAGGGACAAGAACACGTTCAAGTTCCGTTGTTCCTGCTTTATTGTATCGTACAAGTTGAATTTCATTGAATAGTGATCCAAATGCAACAACAATTTTTCGTGTGATACGATGATAGAAATGATTGCCAAATATTCCTGACATCAAGGTTCTCCGAATGGATTAGTTTCGGTGAAATCAATGATACCATTTGCATCAGTTTGTATCTCAAGGTTGTTTGTCAATTCGTCGGAGACACCATTGAAATCTTGTCTATTGAACGTAGTCAATGTAAACTTTGAATTTGATGTTGACCCAATAACATTAGCTCCTGTAGAAAAAGTACCCTTGATATTGATCAATTGTAGCATATTGTTTGATGGGAACCAATTTTTAACTATCGCAGTCGATGTTGCTGATGCTAGGCTTGAACCCTGATACACAATCTCTTCTCTCTTGTATGCGCCAGTTCCTCCAGCGACCATTGCCATGTTTTGGGTATACGAATATGCGCGACCAACATCATCAATTTCCTTGACGCCCGTTGCAAATCTTTCATTTGAAAATTTGTACAATTCCATACTCAATTCATAGTAATAAAATAGTGGAGGACGACGACCAAGAGTATAGAAGTTTCTTTCTTCTTCTACATACTTGATTTCGTATAAATTGGCTAAAGCTGGAATATAAACAAGATCTCCTTCACGAGGTCTTGGATATGCTGCAACAGGAACATATTTTTCATATGTTCGGCGAGCAACAACTACCCTAATGGAGTCGCGAATTTCTAGACCAAACTTGCTAAAGAATTCACCAGGACCTTCAAATCCAGCAACTGATTGAATGTACATTTCCATCGAATATGCAGCATTATAAAGCTTTACAGGATCTTCGCCGTAAATCAAATCTTCATCGCTTAAAGATTTTCTTGGTACGTAATATACATCAGCACCATATTGTCTTATGGATTCGATGATAAGATCTTCGGCAAGAAGTTGTTCTTGCGTAACTACACCTGGAAAATTATTGAAGTAGTGATTTACTGCCATATGTTATACTTTTTTCTTTATTTTACCTTTAACCCATTGAGTTCCTGGACAAATAGAACTTCTTTTATTTATTATGCCATTATTCCACCAAAAAGAATTCTTGAACATATTAGTATTTTTTGGAATACGTCCCTTTAAAGAGGAACTTATTTTTTTACTTATTTGTTCTTGTAATTCTTTAGAATGTTTCCTACCAAAAAATGGATTATTTTCACGACTCAGTCTATCACTCAGTTTTTGCTTTGTTTCTTTCGAAAGCTTTCTACCCTTTAAGCTAATAGTATTAGCTTGACCAATTTTTCTTTTTGTTTCTTCAGTTCTTTTCTTACCCCTGTTAGAATTAGCTCTCTTCGTCTTCTCTTCCTCACTTTGTACTCTATCTTTATTCTTCTCCCAAATAGCTTCCATTTTTTCGCGAACATCATCACGAGACATAGCAGCTTTTGTATTTTTTGAAATCTTTTCGTTTATAGTCAATCGTTTTTCATCATCTAGATTTGTCCAATGACCAAAATGTCTTTTTGTTAAGTTGTAATATTTTTTACCAAGTTCTTCATCTTTTATCAACTGAAGCCACTTATATTCAGTTTCTAGAAGATTATTTTTATCTATGTTTTTTTGAATTATACGGCGTTTGAAATCTTGACTACGATAACGATACGCATCTCGCATCCATTTTGAACTGCAGATATATCCGTCATTTATTTCCCCTAAATGACAACCAAGATAGTATTTTTTGTGTTTTTTATCAAACCAAAGATATATAAAACCTGTTTTTTCCATCATAATCTCCTATAACAAGAATATGATGTATTTAGTCACTATTTTGCGCCACCTAGCCCAAAATAAATTCTGGAGGGAGTTCGTACTTGCTCTGCATTTCTTCTTCAAGTTCGGATATTTCACTTTCTGCTTCTTCAAAGATTTGCTGTCCATTTAGCTGAACACCGCCAGGAAGCTGAATACCACTAAACTTCTTTAGATTTAGTCCCCATTGACGCTTGATAAGCGCAGTAGCATATCTCTTCAACCAACGATCATTGTATACGTCCGTATATGAATTTGGATCAATAATCTTATATCCCTCAACGATCAAATACTCACCGGCTTGAATATCTGTACCCCACTGCAAATCAACATACAATCTATTTTGATGTCTATTGAATCTAATTGGTTGTTCACCAGAGAACAACATGTCCAATGTGCGTAGATGTTGCTGTGTCAACACGAAATTGACATATGATGTTGAAGTAAAGTCATATAGTTCATGCAGTCTCAACTGATAGCGAAGATCAAACATATTTACTGTAGCATTTGTCGATGATAAAGAAAATATTCTTGTAACACCAGTAATCGAATCTGCTGCACCTACAACATTTATTGGAACTGTATTTGCACTTGAAGAATATGTCGAATTCATAACCATTGAACCCTTGTCATTAATTGACAAGACGGTTTTTGTTTCTCCATTTATAGTCAACTGGGTAACTCCAGCTGCAAATTCGGCAGCAAAATTAGTTCCTGATCCAGTAACCGTAGCATTTCCAGAAACAACTGTAGCCGCTCCAGAAGCTTGAGTCATATCAATATATTGACGATCAACGTCGGTTTGCGTCACTAGGTGCTTTAGATAGATTTTTTGAATTGCATCATAGTGATAGTCTTGATAGAACTGAAGAGCATCATCAATGCGATCTTCTACTTGATCATCGTCAACATTTATGTCAATTACTGGAAAACCAAGACGACGCTTGCAATAGTCTATTAGATTTTCTCTAGAACTTGGTATAGCCATTTTTTATTCCTTATATAGACTATTTTATTTATGATCTAACATCAGGTATCATTACACCGTACATATTTGTTCCGTCTGATACAAAAGAAAACACATCTCTTGAATTTGCATTTGATGTCAAAGACGGTTGAATATTTGCTGTAAATTTATATTGATTTGAAAATGTCAAGGTGCTATTTCCAGAAGTATTTTGAAGAACATGTAGAATATAAGTTCCAATACGAAGATTTGTCGCATTAGATAATTCTCTTGCTCCACCTAATGTAACTGTGGCAATTCGACCTAAAGAGGCATTCCATGCAATTGAAGCGCCGTCAGTTAATGTTTGGGAGAGAACATTTGCTCCTGCATCAGAAACAGTTCCGGTAACATAAAAACCTACGGCAACGTTTATATTACCGCCAGTATCAATACGAATATCTTCGGATGAAGATGATCCAAAGACAAGCGTATTAGCATCAGGCGAATGTATAAATGCTGTTCCTGACCAGTATATTCCCGAATTTGTTGCGGTTGCAAATGCTATATTTGCGGATGACATGACAAGATTGCCAGTCATTGTGTTACCAGTTTTTAATACGGCGTTTGCAAGTGCTGTATTTGCAGCATTGAACGCATTGTTGGATTTTACATCAAGTGAAATCCACACAGTGCCTGTATAGTAATATGTTAGATCATTTACAGTATATGTATCGCCTGTAACAGGTGAATTAGGAAAATTTATTGCCATTTTTTTTACCTATGATTACTACTTATAACATTTGTTGATCTAATTCTATCGGCCATACATTATTTACGTTGTTCATTACTAGAATTAATTCTTCTATTGTACCTGTTGCTTGTATTGATGTTTTATTTGTCTCGGCTGCCGCGCGCACATTTGTTCTAAATGTAGATATATTTTCTGGTATTGCTACGTTTGCTTCTTGTTTACGAATGACATACCAATCCGTAGGCAATAGCATTGAATATGCTATTTGATCCATTTGTTTTTTAAAGTTTGTTTTTAGCATATCAAGATCTTTTGGCATTGAAGTGCCGTCGGTGTTGACGTAATAAAAACGGTCATCCGGTCTTATTGGATCTGGCACTTCGGTTATGCCTATTGCTTGTTTTTCTTCAAGTGTTGTGAAGCGTAGCCAATTTGCAGGATATTGTATTCCGTTATGATTGAAAGGAACATCTACGTTTAGAACTTTTCCGTCTAGCAAAAACATTTTTTCCTCTTATCTTGCTCTAGCATATTTGAATGGAGTTTTAGCAAATGCAGCAAAGATGTAGGTGCCGCCGCTGGCGTTCT